TCTTTTTCTGTAAAAAAAAAAAAAAAAAAAAATATATATACAAATCTAAATATTATTATATTCGTCCATTACCTCCAAGTATTTTTACAAAAATAAATAGACCTTTTATAATACCTAAACCACCAGATCCATCTATTAAAAGATTAAAAAGACCATATTTAAAACAAGAAAAAGAAAAAAAAATTATAATTAATATAAATATGGATAGTATCAATAAAAAAAGTGATTTGAAGCCATATTTATTTTTAAATAAATCTTCTTATCTAGGATATTTTATTAAAAATTATATTTCTAATAATTATTTTTACAATACTTAAAAAATTAATAAGTGAAATAAAATAATTTTAGTTATTATTTTATTTGGTTAAATTATATAACAATTAGTAATAGATTTGCTTAATTACGAATACTCTTATAATAGTCTTGTGATTGTGCAATTGTATTAGTTATTTTACGTTGACAATCTAATGATATAGGTGTTTGAATTTTATTTTGTAATGCCGTATCATTTTTAATTCTTAAAATATCTAATTTATTTATAGTTTCAGTAAGTTTTATATCTTTACTATTCTCTAAAATATTAAATAATTCTTTAAAATTACTATTTAATATTCTTATTGAACCATAATCAGGAGCATTTTTTAATACATTATCGGCTTGGTCATAGTAATATTTGATTAGTGCTTTATTAATTTCATTAATATTCATATGATTTTATATAGATTTTATCTTTAGATTATAAATTAAATTATGTATAAATTAAATTAACTTATGGAATCAATCTATGAAATTTTTTTTTTTTACAATGAATATAATTTGAATCTAACAATAGTATAAACAAAATTTTTGTTTAATTGTTTTTACACATAGATTCAATTTAAAATCTTTGAATAATAAAAAATTTGATTTATATCTATATAAGTATTTAAGTTGAAATATATCTACAAAAGAAAATAAATAATGTCAAAACTGAATGTATCTAAAAGAAAAAATGAACTAGGTCAATTTTATACAACAAATTTTGAATATATTCTTTCAAATATGAAATTACCTAATTATGTTAATACAATAATAGAACCTTTCACGGGCCAAGGTGATCTCCTTAAATTTGTAAAAGATATAGATAAATATAATTTAGAAATCTATGATATAGATCCAAAATATCCGAATACAATAAAGAGAGATACATTAACTGATCCTCCAGATTATACTGATAAATTCGTATTAACCAATCCTCCATATCTAGCTAGAAATAAGAATAAAAATAAAGATTTATATAAAAAATACGATTGTAATGATTTATATAAATGTTTCATAGTTAGTATAATAACCAATATATGCCAAGGCGGTATTATTATTATTCCACTTAATTTTTTATGTTCTATAAGAAAAAATGATATTCAATTAAGAAAAATGTTTTTAGAAAAATATTCAATTGATATTATTAATATTTTTGAAGAACAAGTATTTGATGATACTAGTTATACAGTATGTAGTATATTATTTCATAAACAAATAGAGATAGATAAAGAAAATAAATTGAAGACCGGGATCAATTCCAGTGGACCCCAGAACAATGAATTGTCCTCTGCTAAAATATTTTTCTATCCTTCAAAAAAAAATATCACTATTAATTTAAATTCAGAAAATAATTATACTTTTGGGGGAGAAATATATAATGTGCCACAAAATCCCGAATATAAAATTGAAAGAGCTACAAAACAAACTAAAAATAGTCTAAAGATAACAAATATTTTACTAAAATGTATTGATGATAATATAGATAATCAATTAGGTTTTAAAATTGTAAGTGATGAAAATAGATTTATTGATAATACATTTTCATTATCTGCAAGAAGTTATGCTACAATTGTTATTAATAAATCACTAACATTAGAAAAACAACAAGATCTTGTTAATAAAATGAACGATTATATAAAAGAACAAAGAAAAAAATATAATTCTTTGTTCCTTACTAACTATAGAGAAAGTAATTCAATCGCAAGAAAACGAATTTCATTTGATTTAGCATTTAAAATATGTAATTATATTTTATCGGACATTGAAAAGTGTGATAGCACACTTCAAGCTCCTAAATAGAGTTTACATGTGTGGTATCTCATTCAATATAATATTTATTAATTATATATTCTTGAAAATCTATATGATTAAATACCATAATATTATTCTTATTATGATATTTTTTTTTTAATCTTAAAACTTTTTGGGTTAAATTTGTATCAATCAAAAGAATTAGAATTTCTCCAGTTTCTGATTTGTATTTTTTCCACCATTCTCCTAATGTATCCATTTCTTCAAATACATTATCTTGATGACCACCATTACCATATGAGACCTTGGCTGCTATAAATCCATTCATTTCACCCGTAAATTTTGCATCAAATGATTTTAGACAACAATCTTTATAAATAGACTTTTCATTCATTGTTTTTTTTGATATAATTTCTCCTTGTTTTGTTGGTATAGAGTCGGTTGTTGACAAATTTGTAATAGTTATTCCATATTGTTCTGTTATAATATTACATGTTTTTAATTGCTCCATTTCATCTCTACTACCTTGTCTAGATGCCTGTTTAGAAATATGTCTACTTGTTAAACGACAAAATATCTCATCGTTTCTACATTTTTCAAATAATTTTTCTTCTGATATATCTAAATCTTCCAATGTTCTTTCGAATTCTTTATAATTAATATTTTCCAAAAATATTTTCTTATTTTTTTCTTTTTGTGTTTTATTGTGTTTTTTTGTGTTTACACTTAAACTTTCACACTTTAAGCTATTATATACTATTTTATTATTATAAGCTTGTCTTGTATTTCTTATATCTTCAAAATTTAGTTTAATAGGTGTTGGTTTTAAAGTTGAATTTGTCATTTTTGGTTTATATAAATTTTATATTATATAAATTTCAAATCAAATTTTGTGTTTTTTGCGTTTTTCATAACTTATGTTTTATAGTTTTTAATCATTTGTTTACTGTTTATTAATTAGTATTAAATTAATTTATCTATAATAAAATGCATTTTACAATTCTTAAAATTAATTTATAAATATTCTTATTATTTTTAATTATATTTATTTACTTTATAATATTATTATCAATAATAATATTAATAATATGGATGAAGAAAAAAGTAAAAAAATTAATAAATATTGTATACTATTTTTTAGTATATTAGTATATTTTTTATATTTAGAAATAAATCCAAAAATAAGAGGAATATGGTTAAGAAGAAGTGATAATAATCAATTACATATAAGTTTAAATGGATTAAAAAATTTTATAGTATATCCTTTTAAAAATATAAAAATGTGGCTACCAAATATGTGGGATATGAATGTATTTGTATCAGTTCCTATTATAAGTAGTTTAACTTATTTATTAATTAAATATTTTACATATTAATATAAGTAGGTTTTATATAAGTAAGCTAAAACTTATATATTTTTTTTGCATAAATATTTTATTTTTAATAAAAGAAAAAATATCCAAAAAATAGGTTGAAATCTAATAAAAAAATATATAAAATTACCAATAAATTTATTTTTTCTTTTTAATTCTTCAATAAACCAAAAACTATTATCATTTGTGTATCCCATTAATCTATTTTCAATTATTGTTAAAAAACAATTTCCGAAGAAATACCAAGAATATACTAATATAAACCAATAAAATACAAAAAATAACAATATATTTAAATTTTTAGAATAAAAAGGTATAGTGGCTAAAATCCCTACAAAAAAATGAAAATATGATAAAAGATAGCCAATTCTTTTATTAATTTTATTTCTAGATATTGACATATTTATTAATAAGATAAATATTATATAGAAAAATTATTTATGATTAAATAATAAATATATATAGTAATAACATATGTTTTATATCAAAAAAAATTATTTTTTCATTTTTATATTATTATTTTCAATTATAAATATAATTTTAATGTTTAAAAATATAAAACATTTTAAAAAAAATAAAATAAATTTCACAAAAATACCTAAAAATACTGTGTTATATCATTGTTCTTTTAGCAATATAAATAAATATAATAATAAAAGAAGAACATGGTTTAGCATAGATAAATATTATTTTTTTAAAATGAAAAGTTGTCTAAAAAATTTTAGAAGAAAATGTGCTTATAATGAATATGTTAGTATAAGTCCTTCAGATTTAATGAATGACATAAGTAAATGGTGTGAAAAATGTAAACCAATAACACTTTATAAATGTATATTAAAAAAAGATATTATTTTATTAAATGTGCCATATGAAATGGATATAAATTATTTTGAAGTAAATCATATTCAATTTAATTATTTTCCAAATATAATGGGACTTTGCACCGAATCAAATTTATTAGGTGAAAGATCATCAGTTTATTATTTTTATTTTAAATCAGAACTTTTTAAAAATATTAAAATTGAAAAATTAGAATATAATGATATACAACAAAATAATAAAATATGTGGTAATTGTGGTTTAATTCATTGGACATATTTAAGTATTAAAAGTTTTTTATTTTATGCTTATCTAGATTACATAAAAAATAAATTTATATATTTAGAACATTATTATTATAATTCAATTAATAATTATATAAAAAAAAAAAAATTTAATGAAATTCGTATATCAAGTTATAATATTCATAATTGGAAAGATGCTTTCTATAATAAAAATACTTCTAATATTTTAGACAATATAATTAAAACCAATTCTGATATAATTTGTTTTCAAGAATTCTACAATAATGAAGATATAAATGAATTATATAAGATTTATGAAAACAATTATTTTTATGGTAATTTGGCAATATTTAGTAAATATAAGATATTGAATAGTTATTATAAAACTTTAGGTAGAGATCATATATATTTTTTACAACGTTATTTAATTGTTATAAAAGTTCAAATAGGAAATAGAATAATAAATATTTTAAATACTCATTTGGATGCATTTGATAATAGTGAACTAACAAGAATAAAACAATTAGATGTTATTTTAAAAGAGATAAATAAGATAAATAAAAAAGAATATATAATTTTATGTGGAGATTTTAATTCGCTTAAACTATCTGATTATAGTAAAGAATATTTTAATTTTTTACTACAAGAACCTAAATATATACCACCACCTAATAATATGAAAGTTATAAAAACTATAAATAAATATTTTTATGATACAAAATATCTAGATATAAAAAAAAAAAAGATAAAAAATGAATTTACAACATGGTCTTTAAGAAGAGTAGATTATATATTTATTAATAAAAATATCAAAGTTAGATTTGATATTAATAAAAACACCTCAAGTGATCATTATCTTATTTATTGTGATATAGATAACTTGTTTAATTAAATATATATATATATATATAAAAATAATTTTTATATATGTTTATAGATAATATTAAATGGTAAAATTAAGGTCTGGTAGAATATATATAGACGAAAATTTATTTAATTATAAAATAGAATATATAAATTATTTAATAAAAAATAAATATTTATCAATATATCAAAATGAAGTTGAAAATTTTTACCATGAAATAAAAAAATTAGAAAAAAAGACACAAATAAAAATCCAAAAAAACAGTAAATATTTAGAATATTATGGTAAAAAAATATATTTAAACAGTTTAAATATAGATAATTTAAATAATTATAGATTAAATTTATATGAAAATATATGGATTAAAATTTCAAATTTAATTCTTTATTATAAAAAATTAAAAAAAAAAAAATATATTAAAAATGATAATTTATATTGTTTAATATGTTATTGCTTAATAAAAAAAAAAGAAAAATTAAATATTTGTAATAATAATAATAAAAAACATATTTTTCATAATTATTGTTTTAAAGAAAGTTTAAACTATTCTTCTCCTTATCATTTTATTAATTTAGATGTGTTTAAAAATTGCCCTTACTGTAATATAAAAGGTATAAATGAAAATGATATATATATAGCTTATTAAGTAAATAACTTAAAACATATAATATATAATTACTTAAAAAATAATTATATAGTATTTTAAAATGAATGATACATCAAAATATTATAAAATTTTAGAAATTGACAAATCTACAAATAATGAAGATATTAAAAAAGCTTATAAAAAAGCAGCTATAAAATGGCATCCTGATAAATGGTCACGTGAAGATGCAGAAAAAAAAAAAGTAGCAGAAGAAAAATTCAAAGAAATTGGAATAGCTTATGAAGTTCTAATTAATCCAGATAAGAAAAAAATATATGATAAATTTGGAGAAGAAGGATTAAAAGGTAATAATGGAATGAGTGGAGGGGATCCATTTGATATTTTTGAAAGATTTTTTGGTGAAACTGGAATGGGTGAAATGGGAGGAATGGGAGGAATGCCATTTGGAGGAATGCCATTTGGAGGTGTTTTTGGAGGAAGGCGTAGTGATTCAGTAAGAAAAGATTCAAAAATATCTGTGACACTGAAATATAATGAAATTATGAATGGAGGAAGTAGAAAAATAAAACACAAAAGAAATGTAATAGAAAATAAAAATAATATCACTAAATGTGAAAAATGTGATGGAAAAGGACATAGAGTAAATATGGTTCAAATTGGTCCAGGTATGATTAGTCAATCAGTTCAAACGTGTCAATTTTGTAAAGGTTCTGGTAAAAAAATTAATTACAAAATAATTGAAGAAAATATAGAAATATTTATAGAAAAAGGAACAAAAAAAGGAGATTATATTAAATATAACAATTTAGGAGATGAAATGCCTGATAATACAACGCAAGATTTAATAATAATATTTGATGAAGAATCATCAACTACTTTACAAAAACAAAATAATAATTTAGTTTATTTAAAAAAAATATTATTATCAGAAGCATTAGGTGGTTTAGAATTTTTATTTGAACATCCTAACGGAAAAAATATAATTATTAAAAGTGAAAATATTATTAAACCAGATTCAATAAAAGTAATAAAAACTCTTGGATTTCCGATTAAAAATAGTGTTAGATCAGGAGATTTAATAATAAAATTTCATGTTGTATTTCCAGATTATATAGATGAAAAAAAAAAAGATTTAATTAATAAATTATTACCAAAAAGAAATAGAATAAAAGATACAGATAAAAATAATTTTGAAATACATTATTTGGAAGATTTTTCAAATAATAATAATAATTATGATAGTGATGATGATGTAAGAAATTTAGATTCAGAAGGAGTTCAATGTGCCCAACAATAATTACTATTCATTGTCAAAATTTAATAAAAATTCAAATTTACAATATAATTAAGTAATTACTTAAAGTTTATAATAAAGAAATTTATAATGAATAAAGATAATAGTAAAATTTTATATGCTATTGCTAATGATATTTATTTAAATTTATTAAAGAATAATGAAGGTAATGTAGCAAACTATATACCACAATTAGAAAAAATAAATCCAGATTTATTTGGTATATCTATATGCACTGTAAACGGAGATATAATTAATATAGGAGATACTTCAGAATTTTTTTGTTTACAATCTTTATCTAAACCACTTTCTTATTGTATTGCAAGACAATATTATAGTTCTGAATATGTTCATTCACATGTTGGATATGAACCAAGTGGTAGATCTTTTAATGCATTTGAACTAAATAATAATAAATTACCTTACAATCCTTTAATTAATGCTGGAGCAATTATGATTTCTTCATTAATTTTACCGGACAATGAACCTTCATATAGATTTGAAACAGTGAACATGTATTATCAAAAATTGTGTGGAAATATAAATAAAGTTGGTTTTGATAATAGTGTATATTTGTCAGAACAACATCATGCTGATAGAAATATATCTTTAGCATATTATATGAGAGAAAATAATATTTTTGAAAAAAATGTAGGACCAAAAGAAATTGAACAACATTTAAATTTATATTTTCAGTGTTGTTCAGTCACAATAAATTCTAAAATGGGTTCTGTTATAGCTGCTACATTAGCAAATGGAGGAGTATCTCCTATAACAAATGAAAATATATTTGAAGAAAATATCATAAGAGATTGTTTATCTTTAATGTACATGTGCGGAATGTATAATTATAGTGGTCAGTTTGCTTTTGAAGTTGGTTTACCAGCAAAATCTGGTGTTAGTGGTGCTTTATTTTTAGTAGTTCCAAATAAAATGGGTATATGTATATGGTCTCCAAGATTAGATAATATGGGTAATAGTGTTCGCGGAGTTGAATTTGCTAAACAATTTATAAAAAGATATCCTGAAAATTTACATATTTTTAATACCATTACAAATAAAGATTTTTTAAATAACAATTCAGAATTAGTTTTACAACAAAGAATTATAAACGCATCTGCTATTGGAGATTTAGATACACTTAAGCTATTAATATCTAATTATAAAGTTGACCTAAATATTAGTGATTATGACCTACGAACTCCTTTACATTTAGCTTGTAGTGAAGGAAAAGTAAAGATAGTTAAATATCTATTAGAAAAAGGAGTGAATTCAAAACCAAAAGATAGATGGGGTAATACACCTATATTTGAAATTAAATTATTATTAAATAAAAATAATAATAGTAATAATTATAATTATTTAGAAATTAAAGATTTATTAGAAAATCATATTGATAAATCAGACTACTTCATGAATGATATTCAATGTGATTTTTCAAAACTAGATTCATCATCTACTTATAATGATTAAAGAATTTAACTTCATCTTTTATACTAATATTTTGTTTGAATTCAAAAATTATTATGTTTATTCTTTTAGCTTTAAGAATATAAAATATTATCTATAAAAATAAGATAATATTTTATATTATATAGATATTATTTAGAAGTATATAAAAGATTGTAATTATAGTTAAAGAATTCTTTAAATAAAAAAATTTGAAAAGAAACTTTAAGAATAATTATTGTATATATTAATAAATCTTTAAATGACAGAGTTTAGTATTGAAGATATATCCAAATATTTATTACAAGCATTTCACGAACAAATGAAAAAAATTTTATTAGACATTTCAAATAAATATGATATAAACAAAGAAGAATTATATATTAATTATTTAAATTCAGATATACTTAAAAATTCTTCATATTTAAAAAAAACTAGAAAAAAAAAAAATTCAACAACAAATTTATTATGTCTGTGTATGGCTAGAAAACAAGATGGTAATCAATGCACACGCCGAAGAAAAGATAATTTAGAATTTTGTGGAAAACATACAAATAATAAAAAATATGGTAGAATTGATGACTACTCTAATATTATTGATAAATTAGCAGAAGATGATAATTATATTATGACTTGGATTGAAGAATTTAACGGTAAAGAATATTTGGTAGATAGTAATAATATTGTATATACTAAAGATGTTTCATCTCCTATTATTATTGGTAAAAAACTTACAAATGGAACTATGGAATCTTTAAATATTTATTAAATTTATCTAAATTTTATCTTTAATCAATATTATTAGATATATGAAGTATAGTATCTGAAATATTTAATTTATATGGTTTAAATTTATCCATCTCAAATTCAGGGTCTAACATTATTTTTTTTTCATAATTTATATCTTTTTTTTTTATATCTAGTTCATTATTATTTAATTTATAATTAAATAAAAAATTTTTATTATATTCTTTTAAAAAATATATAGTATCTAATATAAAAATTAAAATTATATACGATCCTAAAAATATATAAGATAATGTATATCCCATAAAAGATATTATTACAATTTTATTAAAATTTTTATTATTATTATTATTGAAAATTTTTTTTAATATATTTAAAAACATTTTATATCATTTTAATACATTTTAAAAAATTTATAGACAATCAATTATTTTCTTAAATTTTGTAACATCTGTATTATTTCGTATATCATATTTTAAACCAATATTAATAAACTCATATGTAGCACGGGTTTTTCCTATTTTTAAATCACAACACTTTATTCCATCTTTTGTTATTAGATATTTATTTTCATTTTCTACATCTCGGCAAATATCATATTTACTATCTTTTAAAAATAAAAATGTTTGCCCTACTATTGAAAATATTTTATTATCTGATTCTATAAATTCATATATAGTAGTATCTAGACTATCTGGATCTATTATTGTATAATTATTATTTAATTCTGATAATGACTTAGATATATTTTTTTTTATTTTATTTATTAAATTTTTAATCATAATTTCGCTTTCCAATACTGTCGATATTAAATTGTTTATTTGATTTTCTATTACTCCTTTGGTCTTTATTGTATCATTTTTTATTTTTGAAATGTTCTCGAATATTATATCTAAATTATTTAATGAATTATAGATTATATTACATTTTTCATCTATTAATTCTGCTGAGATTTTATCATTTTTTAAATTAATACTGTATATCTGTCTTAAAAATAATACACCATAAATAATATTTAGACTTTCAAATCCCGAATTCGGAATAAATATAATATGTTTCCCATTCAATTGTTTGTATTCTAATCTTCTATGACACATTATAGGAGAGGTTAATGATACAAATATACCATAATTTATTCCTGTATTATTTAAATCATCAAAAAATTTATCAACTTCCTTTGAATTTACTGCATTTTTGTATAATTTACTTTCAATTAAAATTGTTGGATAGTCTGTTGAATGTAAATGAATATCCGCTTCATGACCTGTTGAAGCAGTCACTTCTACTGTATCATCTCCAAATGAACTATTTAATAAGTTTTCTATAAAATTTTCACCTATTTTTCCTTTAATACTTGATGTATTTATATCACCTGTTAATTTATTTATAACTTCTGATAGATGTTGATATTGTATTCTGTTATTTTCATTATGTTTGTCTATATTTTCATTTAAATTACTATCTAAATTTTTTATTTTATCTTTAATATATTCTGTATTTGATTTATAAATTTCTAAAGAATGTAACATTTCTGTATATGTATTTAGACAATTACTATTTATATCTGATACTTTTTTATTAATTGGTTCTAAAATACTTGATTCTGGATTTATTGATATATTTGAAATATTTGATACTTGATAACCTAAATTTAATAATTTATTTAAATAATCTTTTTCTTTTTCTAGCGAAATATCTTTTAACCAATTATTAATTGAATAATCTATTTTTAAACTCATTTATTATTATTTATTATTATTTATTAGTCAATTCTAATTTACTTTTAAGTAATTATTTCCTAATTAGTTCATAAAAATTATGTATTTTCATCTTATTTGTTAAAAGATTATATAAATTAGGAAATTTGTTTATTCCGCGCATTTTTCCTTTTATTATCCAATTCCAATCTTTAATATCATTCTCATTCAATATAATATTTTTATCTTCTGTTGATAAATTTATTTTTTTATTTAGCAAATCATTTACATTTTTTAATCTCTTTAACATATGTAAATTTTCAACCATTTCAAAATATTATATTATTTTATCTTTAAGTCTGTTCATTCAAATAATTAAAACAACTATAAAGATTATTTACATATTATAATAAGAAATGAAATTTAAAATACCATCTATTCCTGAAGATGATGATGCTAAAGGTATAGTAGTAAGAGTTTTATCATTTGAATATTATCTTAAACCTTTTTGGTTAACTTTTAAAGATCCATATATTGAGGTTGAATATCAAATATCTACAAGACGTATACGTTTAAAAGAAAGTGTATATTTATCAATCTTATTAATGATGTTCGGTATTTATATTATTGTTTATCCTTATACACGATACATATCAGATAATCCTGCTAAATATAGCTATACAGTGAAATGTGTTATTACTGGAAGTATTTTTCTAAGCACATCTATAATACAAATTATTATCATCTATAATAAATCCATCAATAATTTATTCAATTGGCCTGTTTTATTTATTATTAAAAATAGTATTACATTTTTTGTATTTTATTATTTAATGATGAGTGATATTTTTAATATTCAATATCAAACAAACTTACCAGTTCAAGGAAATAAATTAATAACATATATGTATATGTTTAATACAGAATTGAGTCATACTATTACTATATTTATACATACTATATTTTTCTTAACCATATTAACTATTCATGTATTAAATATAAAACAATTTTTAATTATAGTATTTTTACATACATTAGCTGGCTTGTTCTTCATATTAAAATATAACAATATTTATAATACAGAGTTTAAAGATATATATAATTTAATAGGATGGCAATTCGGTCTTCTATTTTTGCCAGAAAATAAAGGCAACATTGAAAATTTATTTAATCCAAAAAAAAAAAACAATACCATTTATGAAAATATAGGAAGAGAAATTATTACATCCTCAGGGGAACAGGAGAATTTAATTAAAGATTATATATATCCTTATGAAATGTCAATTTTTAATATTAACAAATATCAAAAATCTTTAGTAAATACTTATATGTGCATGTGGTGTATTCTTATAATATTTTTATTTTCTATTGTGTATACAAGAGAAAAAGGATTACGTGCTGATTTTATACTTAGACGTGTTTATAGTGATATAGATAAGCCACGCAATATGGATATTGGAATTGAAATAAAAAAGATTGTAAATAAAAATGCGAACAAAGAAGATCAAGAAATAATCAAAAATAATTTAAATAAATTGAAAAAAGATAGAGAATCAAATAATATTGACCTATATAAAAATACTAATAAATATAAAGTTAATATAGATTTAAATGAGATTCAAAGCACAATTAGTAATGATATAGATTTAGATGAAATGGGGAGTATTCTAGATGGTAAAACAGTTAAAAGTTTTATTTCAGATTCTACATTTAAAAATAATAAAGATGACATTATTAATAATATAAAAAAAATAATTCCTAAATCATATACTAAAAGTCAGAAATCTGATATTAATGTAAACGATATAGAATCTGAAACTACTGTTCATTGTTAAAAAACTAAAATATTATTCTAAATTTTTTTTTATTTATTTATTATAAATAAATAAATAAATGAACTCTAATAACATTATTTCTTATACATTAAATTCTAAAAAAGATGATAACAAAAAATTATTTTCATATAATACTCCTAAAGATATTATAGCTGGTGCGAGTTCTGGAATAAAAAATATAAGTAAAGGTATAATAGGTGGTATAGGTTCTATGTTTATATTACCTATTTATGGTGCTAAAGATGATGGATTAAATGGTTTAATAAAAGGCACCGGTTTAGGTTTATGCGGAGGAATTTTATTACCTATTACAGGAACATTTATGGGAGGAGCTCAAATTATAAGAGGACTTTATAATACACCAGAAGCAATATATTCTAAATTTAATGGAAAAATTTGGGATTACGAAAATAAAATATGGATTTTTTATAATTTTAAAGAAGAATCAGATAAAATATTAGCCGAATCTCAAGAAGATTTTATAGCTAAATTAAAAGAAAATAAAGAATTTATAAATATTGAAGATGATAAATCACAAAAAAATAATACTAATATTAATACACCATTAATAAAAGATACAGAATATTATGATATTCTTGAAATAAAAACTAATTCAGATATAAATGATATTAAATCAGCATATAAAAAATTAGCTGTTAAGTGGCATCCTGATAAAAATCAATTAAATTTAGAAGAGGCTGAAAAAAAATTTAAATTAATAGGAGAAGCCTATCAAATATTAGGAAACTCCGAAAAAAAAAAAAAATATGATCTTTT